AGAAAAAATAAAAAATCAAGAAAAAATAAAAAATCACGAAAATATAAAAAATATTAAAATATAAATAATATAAAAATATAAATAATATAAAAATAAATTTATTATTTATATTAATGTCTGAAAATCAATCTAATATATCAAACAAAAACATTAATATTATTGTAATCTGTCCGCATTGTGATGACCTAATTTTAATAGAACAATTAAATTGTATGATTTTTCGTCATGGTATTTTAAAATCCAATAATACTCAAATTAATCCACACGCAAGCAAAGAAGAATGTGATTATTATACAAATAATGATTTAATATATGGTTGCGGAAAACCATTTAGAATACTTGAAAATGAAAAAAACGAATTTAGCGCGGTAATTTGTGAATATATTTAATTTTTTTACTTTTAATCATTTGAAAAACATTATATTAAAGATATGATAATGTAGTATATATAGTATGTTTGATTGTATTATTAAATTTTTTACTCAAAAACAAGACAAAACCGTATTTAGTCAACAATATATAAATGGATATAAAAAATTATGGATTAATAGTTTACGTAATTATCGTCCTTAGAATATATTTAAATTATAATTTTAAAGAGATAAATCAATTATCACTGGATAATGGTCTGAATCATATTTTCCGCAATATTCATCATATTTGTGATACATAAAGGCATTTACAATATTATTTTGTATTCCATCTGTTACTAAAATATGGTCTATCATTGAATAATCTTTACTAGAAGCAGTATTACAATTACTGTCAGAATCATACCAATCACTAAATCTTTCATTATGTATAATTGTTTCAGCTATGCTATGAAGCGCATATTTACCTGAATATGTGCCATAATTACCTTTTAAAATATCAAGAACTTGTGATGTGGGAATATTATTATTTACGTCTAATACTTTACCATCAAAGTCGTTAAAATCTCCCATCATAATAATTTCATAATCACGATTTATATAGCCAAAAATAACAGATTGTAAAACCATTGCTTGAGCTTCTCTCTGGACGCATCTTGAAGGATCAGTAGGATAAGCAATTAAATGTGCTGTTATTAATGCTACGTTCATTCTATTGAATACAAATTCAGTAATATAATGTTTGCTAACACCGCTTGAGCTTGGAGTACCAGTATATCCACACTTTGAGCCATAAATTGGATAATCATATCTTAATTCAGTTCTATAAAGGCTTACTATAGGATCAACTCTTGTTAGCATTCCAACATTTTGTCCTGTAGAGCTATCTGTGCCTTGTTTTAGGTAAGATTTATAACTACCATCTAGTTTCGATGCTAATATATTAAGTTCATCACATCCTTCAACCTCACAAAAGTTAATAATATCTGGTTGAATTGTATTAACAACTTTTGAAACATAATCCATATGAGTTTCGGCATCAGATGAATTTTTCCAAGTGCAACCACTGCCAGGACAGTTTGAAGAACTACAATAATCTATGAATAGCCATTCAACATTATATTGTGCGATTCGTAATTTATGTTTATCTTTACGTCTATCTTCAATAGTTGTTACTACTGGACACTCAGTATCAGCAAAAATATTGCCTACAAATAATGAAAGTAATAAAAACGCGCTTAACATACTTTCTATATATTTTATATATTTTAAAAAAAGATTTAATATATATAAAAAAATTGATTATAGATAAATATATATTAATATTATTAATACTACTAAAATAATGAAGACTTTTAATGCTAAAATAATGTTTCCAAAAATAAAATTAATGACAGATGAAAAATCCGCAAAAATATTTCCTGAAATTGAATACAAACTACAGTTTGACGGTTGTAGCAAATCAAACCCTGGTATAGCTGGCGCTGGAGCAGTTATTTATAAATTTAATGAGGAAATTTCTAATAAAATTATGTTTGTTGGAAATAATGAAACTAATAATGTTGCTGAATACACAGGATTAATCATAGGACTTTTACAAGCAATTAATCTGAATATTAAAGTGCTTACTGTTGAAGGAGATAGTATGCTTGTAATTAAACAAATGAAAGGGGAATATAAGGTTAAGTCCGTAAATCTAATTGCTCTATATGATAAGGCGAAACTTTTAGAAAAAGAGTTTGATAGTATATCATATAAACATATTTATAGAGTGAATAATAAAAGAGCAGATGAATTATCTAATTTAGCAATTAGTAAAGATTTTTCAGATGAAAAAATGTATTATGATAAAGATGATGAAGATGAACCGGATGAATATTTATTTAAAGGAGAAAAATAATATTCATTTATAGTAAATGAAATCTTCAAAATTTATTTATGGTAGTATAGGATTTGTTGGATTAAGTATAATGTCATATTTTTTATACAAAAAATTTGGTGAAGATGAAGATGAAAAAGATTTAAATAATAATATTAAGGATATGCAAAACACATATGGATATACACCTAAACCAATGCCTAATGGAGGAGGTAAATCTAGAAAGAGAAAAAACAAATCTAAAAATAAATCTAAGTCTAAAAAATAATATTAATATTAATATTCTAAAAGAGAAATATTAAGTATTTTATTAGGTTTATATTTTAATAGGTCTAATTCTTTTTTTGTTGTTGGAAATTCTTGTATTCCATAAATGTCTTGAAGTATTAACCACTCAAATAAACCTCCAGAATAAATATATACATTATAAAATCCTAATGAAGTAAGTTGGATACACTTATTATGTATTTTTTCATCATTACAATTTCTACCATAAATAATAATTCTTATATTTTTTAATCCATTTTTTAAATACTTATTAATAATTATCTCTTCTTGACTTGCGCTTACTGTGTTTGGTAATAAACAAGTTTGTTCTGTATCAGGTAAAGTATTTATTAATAAATGCGATTCTGGATTTTTTAAAACATATTGTACGTCTTCAAAATTAATTTTTTGGATTGATTGAGAATTACCCATTATTTTATGTGTTAAAATATTTTTAAATATTAAACTTTTTAATATTTAAAATAATTATTTATTTATTTATAGTGTGTTGAGTCTTTATCAAATATCCAATGATATTTATTTACGTGAACGTCTGTTAATATTCTTGTTCGCAATCCAGGCGCACTAAGATTACAATCTTTTGCGGCATCTGCAATATTTTTGAAAAATGTTTTTTCTCCAGTACAACAACATACTTTAATAACAGGTTGTTCAGAATATTGGTCTTCTTTTGAAACACCTGAATATCTCCAAAGAAATCCTTGACATTTACGTTTTTCTCTCAGGGCTATTCCAATAGCAGTCCCTGTTGTAAGACCTAGAGAACGTCCCGCTGCTTCTATGCTTTCATATGTATTTATAACTTCTCCAGTGTCTTTATGTATTTGGTCGATTGATCTTTTTGATTTTCTTACTTGTGGAACACCTGGGTCAATATCTATAATTTCATTTTTTATATATTTTCCATCTAAAATATTTGAAAGTTGTTCCAAATCTTTACAATTATCAATTAACAAAGTTTCTAATTTTAATGTAATATCTAAAATTCGTTTTATATTTTCATATGTTCCTTCATATGTATTATTACCTAAAAAAGTTTGAGAATTTTTTAATATAAAACACATAATTTTTTCAGAAAAAGGATAAGATACTTTGACATTATATTTCATCTCTCCTCCTGAATCAAGTTGTTTTAAATTTGTTTGAAGAGTTTCATAATCTTTTTGTCTAACTATAGAAGATTTATATCTTAAAGGTTGTGATTCAAAAGCATATAAATAATATCCATATTTACAAATAGTATAATTACTAGCTATTTTATTTTTTGAATCATTTGTAGTATCTGGTTTATAATTATTTAATTCTGTTTGTATTTTTTCTATTTTGTTGTCTTTTTCTTTATTTTCTTCCTGTAATATTCTTACTTGCTCTTCAAGTTCATAATTTTTATCAAGTAATAAATTATAATTTTCTATATTATATTCATTTTCTTTAATAATTGTTTTAATATGTTCATCTATTTTTTCAATCGTAAATTTATCATTATCAATTGCTAATAATTCTCTATAATTTATATCATCAATCATTACTGAGCGCATTCTTTTTTCTAAAATAGGATATCGTTTAATTGCGTTTTCAATTTCTATTTTATTTTTAACTTTAAAAGCAGCAATTAATTTAAAGTTTGTAAAGTTTTTCTTATGACATTTAATTCTTTCAGCTAAATTATTACTTTGACCGAATTTAATTAATGATTCATTATACATTTTACTATTAGGTTTTCCAAGGGTTTTATTATCAATTTTACCATAATAAATACACTGTGTATTAATTGGAAATTGTAAAATTAATGTTTCTTCTATTAAAGAATATTTTTCATTTTCAGATTGTTCTTTCTGTTCTTGTAGTTGGGTTTCTTTTTGTTCTAATTCATTTGTTTTATTTTCTAATTGAAGTTTTAATTCTGAACTTTCTTCTTGTAATATTTCTTGTAATATTTCTTCTAATTTTATAAAATATTCATGTATTTCATCAGCTTTTTTTGTTCCTGCTTTTATACAAAATAATTTAAATGTTTTTACATTTAACATAAATGTTTCTTTATTATGACCTCCTTTGATATGTGATGATTGCTTAACCTGCTGGTTAAGCAATGATTTATAATCATACTCAATTATAAAATGTTTTTGTAATAAATCCTTTGCTTTTTGCTTTGTAGAAAACCCTAACCACTTCCATATATCATCTAAATCAATAACAAAATCTGTTTTAGAGTTATAATTTAAAAAACAATAAAAACTTGATACAAACATTTGCTGTTCAAAATTAGAAAATCCTTCTTTAATTTTCATTACCATTTTGGATTGATAATTATTACCATTTAATTTTGTAATTGGGTTGTTTTCAATCAAGTCTACAATATTTAGTTCTTCCATTATAATATTATATATAAATAGTCTTTATATTATATTTTCCTAAATCATTTATCGTTTTTAAAACCGATACACACCAAATATTTAATGAAACTGAACTACAATCTCAACCTTTTCTTTCTTGATGCTCTTTGTAGCGGAAATGGATAATTCTTCACGTTTTTTGCGCGTCTTAGAGTTATCAACAATTTGTTCTTTTCTTTTTGAAGTACTGTTACGATTATTCATATCCTTTTCAATGACTTCATAATTTTCTTCGATATAATCGATGACTTTATTCTCAAGAGCCCATTTAAAAAAATTCAATTGGCCGATTGTGGTCTCAATACACGTGTCTTTTTTATATGGAATACTTATTCTGTCCCACCGACAGAACGGGTCGAAACGTTTTTTGCTGTAAGCTTTTAGCTTTAATTTGTAATCAACGTAGACCTTAAATCGTTTGTTCGCTTCCGCATCCTCAATTAAAGTATAATATTTTTTTGCGTAATTTGTAGAAAACCAATCAACAATTCTAAGAGAAATTTTGGATTCACCAGTAATAATTTTCAACATTCGATTTAAGGTTTTTTCATCCTTATAAAAATCCATTAAATTATTAAGCAATAAATCATTTTGTGTTGTATAACTTGACGAGGCGTTCATTATTAAGTTTTTGAAAAATTTATTTAAGTCGTTTAAAAAACAATATATAATTTTATAAATAATTAATTTAATATATTTGAAAACTATATATGAATTCATTCAATGATTTATTTACACCTTTAGATAAAAAATATTGTAATTATTTTTATTACTTATCAGTAATTTCTTATTTTGTACTTATTTTTCTAGTATTATCATTTGTGTTGATGGCAGTATTTCATTTTAAAAAACTAGACTTATATATTAGTTTAAATTTTATTAGCATAATAATCAGCACTTTTTTAGCATATTTTGTAAATCGTTTGATGTATTCAATGTGTGTTAAGAGTTTGTAATTATATTTATAAAATTTATTCATTTTTAGTTGTATTTTTTTCACGCTCTAAAGTAGTATTAATTGGTTTTAAATACATATCACTATTTGATATATCCTGGACGTAATTAGACTCATTTAAAAATGGATTAAAACCTTTTTGTTGTACTAATTCTCTATCCGCAATTTTATTATCTAAAGCTTCTCTCTTATTAGATTGCGTAAAACCATTATAGAGACCTTGATTTAATATATCCCACGTATTTTCATCATGATTTAATGATGTTGAATATGCCGAGTCTTCAATATTTTTACTAAAAATTTCATCTTGATCTGCGATTTGTTCTTCTTCAGTTGTATTTTTATCAGGTCTTTTACTTTTTTTATAAGATTCACCATTTGACCATTTCCAATCCATTTTTACATATTAATATTTAAAAATTTATATTAATAAACTTAATATAAATTTTAATATAAATTTAGTATATGACAGAATTAGAAAATGGATTAGTTATAACCAATGAAAGCAACAATCATGCACAATTTGATAGAGATAATTGTTATGTCGTATTAAATTTTAATCTAGAGAGTAATAATATATACGTACAATTTTTTTATTGTTCTGGTTCTAATTCTAGTGACGGTACTAATCAAAATTTAAGAGGTAGTGGTAAGGGAAAAAGATTAATGTTAGATGCTTTAATTTATATTCAAAAAAAACATAGTCAATTATTAGATGTATCTATTTTTCCAGTGCCTACATTAGATCCTGAAAAAATAGAACAAATATATAAAAATGAAATTGATAGATATATTGAATCAAATGAAGAAATGCGTATTAGTTTCGAAGAAGAAGTAATGTATAGCAGGGATTATCCACATTGGGCTAAACATTATTCTGATCTTAACCGTGATGCTAAACAAAAAATCGAACAATATAAAAATGAACAAGAACAAAAATTAATTAACTATTATAAATCTCTTGGATTTACTGGAGATGGCCCATTATTGTATGGAAATCTTTCAAATATTATAAAAACAATTTCTGAATCAATTTCTGCTGGAGGAAGTAGAAAAAATAAGAAGAGCAGAAAGGGTAAGAAAA